TTACAAAAACATGTTTACGATTAGGTAGTAGAATTATAGGTAAATGTATGATGGGCTCAACATCAAACTCTTTAGACAAAGGTGGAGAAAACTTTAAAAAATTATATAATGCATCAGACGTTACTAAGCGAAACAGAAATGGACAGACAGCGTCTGGGCTATATTCTCTTTTTATCCCAATGGAGTGGAACTACGAAGGATTTATTGATGAGCACGGAAGCCCAGTCTTCAATACTCCGGATCATGAAGTCTTCGATCCACACGGAGAGTTAATAGATATAGGCGTTATAGACAGTTGGCAAAATGAAGCTGACGGTTTAAAAGGTGATCAAGATGCATTAAACGAATTTTACAGACAGTTTCCAAGAACTACTGAACACGCGTTTAGAGATGAGACTAAGAATAGTATATTTAACTTAGTAAAACTATACGAGCAAATAGATTACAACGAAGAAATGTCTAGAACATTAGGTATTACTAAAGGTAATTTTCAATGGGTTAACGGTGTAAAAGATTCACAGGTGATATTTTATCCAGATCCTAAAGGTAGATTTAAAGTAAGCTGGGTACCACCAACAAATATACAAAATAAAGTTGTAATTAAAAATGGTGTTAAATGCCCTGGCAACGAGCACATGGGCGCGTTTGGTTGTGATAGTTATGACATATCAGGAACTGTAGATGGTGTAGGTTCTAAAGGCGCCTTGCACGGGCTAACTAAGTTTAGTATGGAAGACGCACCGGCTAATACATTTTTCTTAGAGTATTTAGCTAGACCACAAACCGCAGAGATGTTCTTTGAAGACGTTCTAATGGCGTTAGTATTTTACGGGATGCCTTTGCTTGCAGAGAACAATAAACCTCGTCTATTGTATTATTTAAGAAGGCGTGGTTATAGAGGTTTTAGTATGAACAGACCTGATAAAATATGGAACAAATTATCTGTAGCTGAAAAAGAAGTAGGTGGAATACCTAACTCAAGTGAGGATATAAAACAAGCTCATGCTGCTGCTATTGAAATGTATATACAAAGCCACGTAGGTATGGCACAAGATGGTACTTTTGGAAATTGTTATTTTAATGAGTTACTTAATGACTGGGCAAAATTTGATATAAACAAAAGAACAAAGCATGATGCGTCTATAAGTTCTGGACTTGCTATAATGGCAAATAACAGACATTTATACAGGCCAAATGCTCCAATACAAAAACCAAAACTAAATATAAATATTGCTAAGTACGGAAACCAGGGTAATATGTCAAAATTAATTAAAAAATAAATATGGTTGTAAAAAGTTATTTTCCTTCTCAAGTTGTAAGTGATTTAGAGAAAATGAGCTATGATTATGGCTTAAAGGTAGCTAAGGCTATTGAGGCTGAGTGGTTTCATACTGAAAGAGGTTCTAATAGATATAAAACTAATCATAACAATTTTCATAATTTAAGATTATATGCTAGAGGAGAACAGTCAATACAAAAATATAAAGATGAGTTATCTATAAACGGTGATTTATCATACCTTAATTTAGACTGGAAACCAGTACCTATTATACCTAAGTTTGTTGACATAGTAGTTAATGGTATTGCAGAGAGAACATACGATATAAAAGCGTACTCACAAGATCCATATGGCGTTAAAGAAAGAACAGATTATATGACGTCTGTTATTTCTGATATAAGAGCTAAAGAAATAAACGACTATGTGCTAGCAAACACCGGTATTGATTTGTATGAAAATAACAATGATGATTTACCTAGAACAGAAGAAGAGCTTAACCTACACATGCAAGTTACATATAAGCAGTCTATTGAAATTGCCGAGGAGCAAGCTATAAATGTTTTACTTGAAGGTAGTAAGTATGAATTAATTAAAAAACAGTTTTATTACGATCTTACTGTTTTAGGTATTGGAGCAGTAAAAAGTAGTTTTAATACATCTGAAGGCGTTGTGGTTGATTATGTTGATCCAGCTGACTTAGTTTATTCTTACACTGAATCACCTTATTTTGATGATATATACTATGTAGGTGAGGTTAAAAGCATACCAATTAACGAGCTTGCTAAGCAATTTCCACACTTAACACCAGAAGATTTAGAAGATATAGTTAAAAACAAAAATTATCACAACACAAATTATAACCAAGGTTATAACCAAAGTGAACATGATAACAATAAGGTTCAAGTTTTATATTTCAATTATAAAACATACATGAACGAGGTTTATAAAGTAAAAGAAACTGGTAGTGGAGCTGATAAAATACTGGCAAAAGACGATACATTTAATCCTCCTCAAGATTCTGATAATTTTGGTAAACTACACAGGTCTATAGAGTGCTTGTACGATGGCGCTGTTGTTTTAGGAACAGATAAGCTGTTAAAGTGGGAGATGGCTAAAAACATGATGAGGCCAAAAAGTGATTTTACAAAAGTTAAAATGAATTACGCTATTGTAGCTCCACGTATGTACAAGGGTCGTATTGAATCTTTAGTACAACGTATTACTGGCTTTGCTGATATGATACAGCTTACACATTTAAAGCTACAACAAGTGTTATCGCGTATGGTACCGGATGGTGTTTATTTAGATGCTGATGGTTTGGCTGAAATAGATTTAGGTAATGGTACTAACTATAATCCACAAGAAGCTTTAAACATGTTCTTTCAAACAGGTTCTGTTATAGGGCGAAGCTTCACTTCAGAAGGTGATATGAACCCAGGCAAAGTACCTATTCAAGAAATACAGTCTGGAAATGGTGGTGCTAAAATGCAAAGCTTAATAGGCACGTATAATTATTACTTGCAAATGATAAGAGACACAACCGGTCTTAATGAAGCAAGAGATGGTAGTATGCCAGATAAAAACGCTTTAGTAGGAGTTCAAAAATTAGCAGCTGCAAATAGCAACACAGCAACGAGACACATATTGCAGTCTGGTTTGTTTTTAACATCTGAAATAGCAGAGTGTTTATCCCTTAGAATATCTGATATTATAGAATACTCACCAACGGCTGAGGCTTTTGTACAACAAATTGGTGTACACAACGTTGCTACGTTACAAGAAATAAGCGAACTACACTTGTATGATTTTGGTATATTTATTGAACTACAACCAGATGAAGAAGAAAAAGCAATGCTTGAAAACAATATTCAAATGGCATTGCAACAACAAAGTATAGATCTTGAAGACGCTATTGATCTTAGAGAAATTAAAAATATCAAGCTTGCTAATCAATTGTTAAAAGTTCGTAGAAAACAAAAGCAAGAAAAAGATCAAATGATAGCGCAGGAGAACATACAGGCACAAGCACAAGCCAACATGCAAACTCAGCAAGCATCTGCTCAAATGGAAGTTCAAAAAGAACAAGCTAAGTCTCAAGCAGAGGCACAACTTGAACAAATGAAAGCACAACTTGATTCTCAAAAAATGCAACAAGAAGTTATGCATAAGAAAGAGTTGATGCAGTTAGAGTTTGAAATGAATATGCAGTTAGAAAACATGAAAAACCAAACTGTTAATAATAAAGAAAAAGAAAAAGAAGATCGTAAAGACGAAAGAACAAGAATACAAGCTACACAACAAAGTGAGCTTATAGATCAAAGAAAAAATGAAAAACTACCTAAAAACTTTGAGTCCGCAGGTAATGATATATTAGGAGGCGGATTTGATTTAGGTTCATTTGATCCTAGATAACAATTATTAATTATTATTATATTATATTATGGCAAAAAAGAAAACAAAAGAAGTAGTCGAAAAGACTACTGAAGACAACGTGGTAAAAGTTGATCTTAAACAAACAAATGAAGGTGACAATGTCATCAAAGTAAATTTAGATAAACCACCAACACCAAAAGAAAATGAAGTTACAGAAGAAGTTACAAAAGATAACGCTGACGACAGCGGAGTGGTTGAGCTCGTTGAAGATGCCAACACCACAGAAAAACAAGAAGAAGTACAACCGAAAGCTGAAACACAAGAAACTCCAGTACTAGAAGAAATTACTGAACAAGAAGTTAAAGAACAAGTAGAAGAATTAGCAGAAGAAATAGTAGAAGCTAAAGAAACTGGCAGAGCAATACCTGAGAATTTACAAAAAGTTGTAGATTTTATGGAAGAAACCGGTGGCACGTTAGAAGATTACGTGCGTCTTAACCAAGACTACTCTAGTTATGATGACATGACAGTACTTAGAGAGTACTATAAACAAACAAAATCTCACTTAACAGACGATGAAATTAGTTTTTTAATGGAAGACTCGTTTTCATACGATGAAGAAGAAGATGAAGAAAGAGAGATTAAAAAGAAAAAGATAGCGTTAAAAGAGCAAGTTGCCAACGCTAAAAGCCACCTAGACGGGCAAAAGTCTAAGTACTATGAGGAAATTAAAGCTGGTTCTAGGTTAACTACCGAACAACAAAAAGCTGTAAACTTCTTTAATAGATACAACAAAGAGTCGGAAGAGACTAATAAAATAGCGGAAAAACAAACTAACACTTTTAAATTAAAAACTAAAGAAGTTTTTAACGATAAATTCAAAGGTTTTGAATACAACGTCGGAGATAAGAGGTATA